TACGGACCTCAGTGTCCCCAAAATCAAAGAATGGCGTAGAATAAACTGCTAAAATTGGTTCTCCGGCAAACGTATTACCACTTTCTTGCTGGTATACCTTACCGTCGTAGTCTCCATGAAATACGAACTCAGATCCGTTTATGTATCCCGATGTGGTACATGATGCCCGGATTCCTAGTAGCTCACCAAACTCCCATCCCAGACGTTGGTCCGATGTCCTTAGTCCACCTATGATACCAAAAGCATCTGCCAATGATGTGGTGGGTTCAGAGATGAAGTAACGGAGTTGAGACTTGTTTCGGATCACACATCCACACAAGTTCTTCAAGTCATACTCGGAGGGCAACTGAGAGATCGTAGTCTGTATACGCTTGGAGATTGTCTCTAGTTCAACGTCACCAATACGAGAAGTACCCGCCACAGGGCGTAGCCCATCTGGTGCTAAGAATACTAGGTCACCGCCAAGCTCTAATACGCTGTCTCGGGCTACACATCCCACATTGGCTGTAACTTGCTCGAGGATGAAGGGCACATTAACGTCTGAGTTAGTTATAGCCTTCTTGATGGCATTTTCACCGAAGATAAACAGATTGTCTCGGAAGGGCTTAAACTGGACTAGGTCATATCCAATAGGAAGCTGACCCGCACCTCCTGCCGCTGTCCAATTGTTCTCGTCCCGAGGAGTGGAATACGCAATGTTGGATGCGTCTGTCTTATCGCCACCGAGCCATAGGTGGTTCTCATAGACCTCTACTACCTCAGGTGCCGCAAAACACATGACGCCGCCGGGACTAGCAGAAGTACCTGCACCAGATGGAGAAATAGACTTCCAGTTCACTCCGTCAAAGACTACGGCGTTGTTAACCCCATCGACGAAACATATCTTGTTACCATCACCGAAGTTAAACTGTGCAGACCTAATCCTAAATACTTCAGTCGCAAAAGGCTGAGATCGGGTGTAGTGGTTTAGCCCTGTTGTGTATTCTTGCCACCCAACTAAAAGCACGAAGCGGTAAAATTTATACTCGTGATTGTCTATGACCACGATATCGTCTGCTTCGGCTGCCGTGTTTAGGGTAATAGCATTGTTACTGATATCGATAGTGTACTGGGATCGGGCCAACTCAGTGCCATTGAGATATACTCCCAGTGAAACAGAGTTAGTGACGGATAGAGTTCTGCCATTAAAATCCACTCCACTGAATACAGACCTAGTTGTACTCATCCTATATTCAAAGGGGCGGTCTTTACGGGACGCTAGTACATCTTCTCGAAGTAGATTGTCGTCGTAGTATATGGATAGGTTAAACACTCGTCCGTCTGACTCATCACCACCCACCGTAGAAATGCTATCTCCGCCATAAGGCGTGAAGCCGTTAATACGACGATAGCCGCCGAAGAGAGATACCTCATAGTTCACCAATCGAATGGCTACACCGGGATCTTCTTCAGACAGCAATAGGTGGTTTTGACTGGCGTCTAGGCCGCCTTGGGAGACGACCTTAAACGACTGGATTTTATCAGGCATTAGAAGCTAATCCGAGTGTCTTCTATTGAAGCATACTTGTTCAATAGGAGGGTCTGCATCTCCTTGATCCCGCCCCGGAACTCTTGTTCAGCAATACCTGCCATCTCCGAGTTATCTCGGAACAGGTACATATGATACAAGGCACCGGCGATTAAGACGTGATCATAGGTAGTAGGTACACGGGTTTGATCCACGTTGTTGATCAACTCTGCGTAATTCAGGAAGTAACGGAACCTAATTACATAGGCCTTGTCGGGTGATGCAGAGACACCGTAGCCATTGCCATGCAACGGGAATACGAAGTTGGGTAAGCCCAAACCAGATGCACCGGCGTCTAAATCTGCATTACGAAGTCTGTCGTAGTAGTAATCACGAGAGACGAAATCTAGGGAAGTGGTTGTCTTGGTATTCACTCCATCATTGACGATGTAGAAGCTGTTCCATTCAACCGACTTGAAATACTGTGGCCAGCTATAGTCTTCTTGGCCTACTGTGAGTGTCTGTGAGTGTTCTGCCGAGTTAAACGGCCATTCAAATTCTGCGGCGTTTATCTTTGCAATCGACGCACGAACTGCGTCTTTAGCTAACGCTTGTACGCCACGAACACTAGCAAAGTCAGCATCTTCAATCTCCACCTCATTCAAGCGGCGGAGCAAGGTATTTGTAAGATTGATGAAAGTGGATGGCATATTAAGCTCTCAATAAGGAGTGGAGAGGCCCGAAGGCCTCCCCTAAAGTTTTAAGCGACGTTATAGTTCACTGTGAACATTGCTTCTGGACGCAGTACCTTCCTAGCATACAATTGCATGCCCCGGACGATGTCCGAAAAGGTTTCTGGTGAGCGGAAGCTCTCTGTTTTCGCAAGCTGTTGTGCAGATGCGATAGCAGAATCGTGACCAGCTACGATAACACCGAAAGCAGTCTCTGAGCCACCTGCCGCTGTCGTGTCTGGACCTGTGCCTACATATGGCAGGTTGTTGGATTTGTAGACACGGAGTCCACGAACCAAGTTACCACCCATGCGGCCATTGCGGATCTCATCGCCACCGCCGAAGTCGGCGTTTACGAATTTTGAATCCTCGTCCATCAAGAGTTCGATCATCACAGGGTCTAGGACAACCCAGCGACCATCTTGGTCTACGTTGGCTTGATCCATCTTACGAGCAATGCGGTTAAGCAGTGCCAGAGGAGATGTGATACCACCAGCGCCACCACCGGCTGCTACTGGGACAGATGTAACTTCTGCGCTACCACCCAAGTCAGAACCACCGAAGTCAGTGATGTCCAGCTTGTTTGCTGCTAAGAGTTCGTCTGCATCTGCCGCTGTATTGGCTTTTGTGCCGTTAGCTGCGGTACGACGTGCCCATGAGCCAGCGCCACCTTCCCAACCGGACAAATAACCCAGAACTTCTGCGTCAAATGAATCGGCAAGACGGTAAGCCGCACGATCTGTGGCTAAGTCCATGAAATTTATGTGAGAATGTGCAGCCTCGATATCGTCGATTGCGAACTGGAAGTAGTTGGCTTGATCGACAACCATTGTGAAGTCTGCATCTGCGATATCTTGTGTAGCCAAAGTTGTGCCACGGGCGTATGACGACACCTGAATTTCTGGCTCACGGATAATGCGCACAGAGTCTCCGTATTGGCTAATCTCACCTGTGTAATCAGTGTTTGTGATGTCTTCACAGACGGAAGTCTTGCGGAATTCCTTCTGTACTTTTTGACTGTAGATTACTGGCGAGAAGTTGCCGTTGGGCAGGTTGGAATAACCTGATGCTTTTGCGAATGCCATTGTTTGTTCTCCTTCTAATGGCGATAACAAAAGTCACATTGAGTGACTTGCTAAGGTCAGATAGAAGAACGAAGTAAGGGCAGAACTTGCTCTAGGGTGCGTTTCAGGCGCTAACCATCCACGGGCCTACAGGCTCTGGTAGTCTTCGAGGTTCTTGCTTCTGTTTTTGGGGTTGGTTAGGTAGAGGTAGACTTAACTCAGTGGCTCTACGTTGCCTTATAGATTGCTACTTATGCAATTCTTAGTGCCCTAGTATTATACCACCCTTAGGTGCTTATAATCAAGGGGTCTGTTTATCGGGCACCGCCCGACATATCATACTGGAAGTCACCACGTTTGATGGATTCCAGAATAGCTGCCTCGTTCTTTTCATATTCTGCCGAAGACATTTTACTGACTTGGCTTTCTGTGAAACGGGCACGTCCACCTGACGCCGGGGCTGAACCGCTTGTGCGGCCTACAGACTTAGCTGCGTCATTACTGGTGGCTCGAGTTCGTTTGATGCCTTTGTCCGCCTTATACAGGTCAATTGCCCGTGCGGCAGATACAGGATCGTTAGCATTCTTATACAGAGCGTCTTGAATCCATTTAGGCTGCTTACCAGCCCAGTCATGGAAGTTAGGATCTTGGCGAATTCGATCAAAGTCTGGATGTAGCCGCTTTAGGGACATCTCTGCTTTCTCACGGGTGATGCTGGTTTCGAGCTTTTTTAGGCTCTCCATCTTCTTCTCACCCATCGCCAGCGCCTCTAAGGAACGCTTCTGTGCAATCGTGTCGATGATTGAGGCTACGTCAGGATACTTCTTCATCCAGTCCGCTACTTCTTTTTCCGACTTAGGGAAACGGATCTGTTGTTTGGTAGCCGACTCTAGCTGTGATTTCATCTCCTGAAGTTCACGGTCTTTTGTGGACATCTGGTTTTGCATATGACGACGAAGGTCACCGTAACGCTTCTTGAACGATGCTTCATCATTATCAGTAGGTGCGGGTTGCGCCTCTTGAGCCATCTCTTCCGAGTATGGCTTCTCTACGGTATCGAGTTCATCCCGATACCCACCACGGTACTTAGCCATGATATTCTCCTTGGGGGGCCGAAAAGTAGCCGGAATTATCCGGGGTTTTGCGGGTAGCCCATGCCACGCAAATTATCGAATGAAAGCAATCTTTGGGGTGCTTTTCATCGCATAACTGACAGTCTCGACGGTATCTTCTTCTTCGTCGTACTCGGGAGTTTCCTCCTCGGTAATCACCTCGGCAATGTCTACTTCATTGCCTTCAGATGTCTCATAACTTTCTTCAGCTTCAGTATGGTAGCCCATGCCGTCGCAGTGTTCACAGCCTTCGCCGCCACACTCAGGACACTCCACCATATCATCGCTGTATTCTTCTTCCTCATCATAGAAGACCTCTTCTACTTCGTGGATCTGTCCCATCGCTTGGAGCGACATAAGACCGGCCTTGGCTTCCATCATCATGCCTGTGATGTGCTTGAGGCCATGCCATTTCACAACGTCAGCCGGTAGGACGTATTCGCCTTCAGACAGCATCGCTGGGATATCGTCCCGAACATTCTCTGCCTCTGACCCTAGAGGGATCTCGTTACCTGATACGGGATCAGTGCCTACGATCATTCCGGGCATAGACCCATCATCACCACACGATCCGTCACAATCTCCACCACAACCACAAGGCATTCCGCCGTGAGCAGCCATCATAATGCCATCCTCTTCATTTGTTGCCTTCTGGATGGCTTCGCCTCGAGCTTTCTCATACTCGGATAGTTTGCCATCGTCGTTTATATCGGCCTTACTAAAGTCCAGCTTGAAGACTTTATCGGCCATGTCCTTGCCCTCTTGGGTGCGGATACCTTTTTCGGATTCCCCTTGCGTCAGACCGCCTTTGGAGAATTGCTGCATCTGTTCATCCATAGATCCGAGGGCTGCGGCCCCCGCTCCAGCGGTACCAAATATCTGTAGAACTGGGATTTCTCGGTTAAGAAGCATTTTAAAGACTTCTTCCTTCGGTTTACCTAAACCTTGAGCAGTTACGTCTATCCTGTCTTCTATTAGACTAGCCACAGACTTTAGTTCAGAGGCTAGTCCTGTACTGTCACCAGAGCCAAACCAGCCTAGAGACTGTGCTTCAGCCGGGGATACACCGAGCTTTTCCGCAGTGCGGCGATACACGTCCGAGAATACCGCATACTCAGTCTGCATATCCGTGCCGTCAATCATCTGAGAACCAATGCTGTCATCAATCATTGTAGCAGGATCTAACGATGTCGGATCTTCGGCGTACTGTTTTCTGAACTTTGGTTTTATGTAGTCTATTGGGATGCTGCCGGGATCTATCTCATTGACGGCAGATAATGCGCCACGGACAGCGTGTGTATCTACTGTAACACCGTCTAAGTTTCCGTAGACGTTTTGAGCAAAGGTATATGGCTTTGGGTTTGTGTTTGGGTCTATGCCGTCAGCATCTAACGTATCTAGTAGCTTCCTATGCAAACCATCTGCATTTGCTACTTTCCCTGAACTGCTTATATCACCCTTGCGGTTGATAATCATTGCATAACCTTTTTCGTTACGCTGACCTTTGTTTGGTCCTATTATCTCATCGTATGGTATTCCCAGATGCTTCTTAGTCATTACTAAGGTAGCATTTCTCAGATTATCTGCTGTTTTTGTTCGAGGGCTAGTGGCTGCATAGGCATCAGAAAAGTCTTTTAGCCAGCTATATATCTCTTCTTTAGAGAACCCCATACCAAGAGCTTTGTCTACAATAGGACCAGTGTGATAGAAATACTGTGCCTCTGTGCCTAACCAAGGTTTCATACGCTCTGCGAGACGGTCTGAGATAGCTTCTATATTATCATTCACAAACGCTGCACGGTTGTTTTTAGGTAACGGTTGCTCAGTACCTTGAGGCTGCCTCGGAACGTATACCTCACTCTGTTCTGGTAAGGTATTTTCGTACCCTTCCGGCGTTAAGTTAAACAATGGATCTTTACCACTAGGCTGAATGCGGTCTTTAGTAGCTAACTCCATCTGAGCCGCACGGATGTCTAGAACCTCTAAAGCGGGGCCAGCATCTACTTCTGGGGCAAGGTTTACGTCAGGGGGCTTTGAAGAAAACAAATTTCCGCCTAAAGAACCTACGGTATTAGGGTCAATATTGGCAGCTACGTCAGATAATTTATCTATCCCTTGCTTTGCTCCTCGTGCGGCAAGTTTGGTGAGGGGGAAGGCTTCTGCGGCTGCGAGTCCACCTTCGACCACCGCAAGTCCCATTCCAAGTCGGTCATCTGAGTTTTTTGCTCTTTGGAAGCTGTCTTTTGCGTTATCAGCACCAAAAATAAGACCGGCAGGAGTAAAATCAGCAAGGCCAATACCATAACTTCCGTCAGTCGCATTTGGGTTCCCCGTAAACTTTTCCGATAGATCGTTAGCTTCGTAGTTACCCATACCAAACTTGTCTTGTAGGAAGCCTGATATTGCGTACTTGGCCTTCTCTTGGAGAGTAGGCTCATAGGGAAGTAAGACAGAGCCATCACCCTGAGGCGGCTCGATGTCTTGGTTACCAGATACAGCCATACCACCTTCTGCAAAGCCTAATGCTTCACGGATAGATTGCAGGATACCTGTGTTCACTCGTCCAGTGTCTGCATCATAGTTTTCCATCGTGCCCGGAGCATCGAGGTTAAACATAGAGCGGGTCTGGCTACCCACATCAGAACGATCACGAGTAGTAAAATTAGACAGAACATCGTCAGTGGCTGTTGATAAGCGAGGACTGGGAGTGGATGCTGTGTCGTTAGTAGGAGCTAGGCTGGCGAACTGAGATCCAGTGTCTGCCACTAGGGCTTCCTGATCAGAAGCGGGAGCCACGGCGTCTTCGGTAATAACCGGGGCCATAGTTCCGTCCATAAGTTGTTCAATCGTACCCGGACGGCTGTCCACCACAGTAATGTTGTGAGATGTAGGCGATACCCGTACAGGCTCTTGCCCCGGGAACCCAGAGTAAAATGTATGCTTACCTATCGTGAGAGGCTTGTCACCCGAGAAGTCTGTGCCTCTACGCTTCGCAATGTCTTTGTTCAGGAAGAAGGTACGGCCACCAGACGCATCTATGCCTGTGTTGAGATAGGCATCCATCTCATACTTCTGGCTCTCTAGCTTATCCTCAGGAACAGGGATATTTTCTACGCTACCGTGAGTACCAATAGGCTCAAACTGGCCTCTTTGCTCAATTACTTCTCGTACAGAGTTGGGAAACCTGTCAGACGATAGTCGATTGAAGATAACACCACGAACAGCGTCACGGCCCTCTTCACCCTCAGTCCCAGCTTCCGCAAACACCAGACGCTCGATCATATCGATTTCGTCTTCAGTAATTGAGGTGATGTCTGGATCGTTGGGGTCCGGGGGAGCTACAGCGTCTGGATTAACGTCAGCCATCAAACCTTGCTCGTTAGGGTTTTCACTCATTTATTCTGCGCCCTTAATGACTTCGTCTCTGAGGGTTTTAAATCGCTTCAATTCGGAGATGGCTCCCTGCATCTCTAGGATGCGGTGGTGGTCCTTCTCTGTGTCCATGAATTGTCTGATTTGCTGGATACGAGCATCAACGTATGTAATTAGACGCTGATACTGATCCTCGTTGTTAACCAGCAACAGAAGCTGGCGATAAAACTGTTTGTCCATTAGTTAGCGGGGCCACCTTGTTGGGGTGGCGGGTTGCCACCATTTGCGCCGCCGCCGCCGCCTGTGAAGCCGGGAGAGCCGGGTTCTGGTGCGTTTCCGGGCGCAATATTACCTCCGCCAGTTCCCGTAGGATCTTGTGGTGAAGGTGGACCACCCTGAGGCTGTTGTGCCTGTGGAGGTGGTGGGGGCATCATGGCTTGTAACTCAGCCATTAGTTTTGCCTGTAGTGCTGCTTCACGAGGATCGTTTAAGACCTTCGCTTCGTCCAGATCCATAGACGCCGCAATCTCTCTCAAGATGTAATCGTACTTCACGAAGGGCATCATGGCTGGGTTAGCCGTCATATTCATAAACTGCATCAGTCGCTGTGAACGGATCTCATTCCGCATCAAGCTCTCGGTGCCTCGTGCTACAACCTCGAGATCGCCTAGCGTATCTTTGTCGAAGTTGAATTGCATATTAAATGCGAACAAGGAACGGCCTAATGGGTTCAGTAGATAGTCGTCTATATTCCGTACCACTGCCTTGATGTTCTGTGCCGCTGCACCCATCAACATACTCATACCTGACGCTGTACGTCCCACACCCATAACTCCAGTGGAGCCGTGTGCAAAGGAAGGCATACCAGTGCTTTCATCCGCCAACTGACGTGCCTTGTCGAACATCATAATTAGCTCTTGGCTTACGTTAGGGAACTTGGTGCCAAAAATCGCTTGACCCGGGGCACCCGCCTGACGCCGGAAAATTTTGCCCGGAAAAACCTTCATATCCTGACCGGGGACAAGGTTAGTCTCGTCCACCTCAATCAGTAGGTTTCCTGATAGAGCGGCGTTATCAACGG